CCTGTGCTTCCAGATATAAGACTTCTTAGGGAAATTGAAGACAATGTAAACAGGCTTCTTCACAAGTATCTACATCCACTCTATAAATTTAGAGTTGGCTTAGACAAAGAAGGTTACGAGTCAACACCTGAAGAAGTTGAATATGTAAAAGAAGAGATCAACAACATGCAGACGGATGGTACTCTAGTTTTGCCAGAACGTTACGATGTAGAGGTTGTCGGAGCTCAAGGAGAAGCTATTAACGCCGAATGGGCCCTCAAATATTTTGAACAGAGAGCCTTTACTGGCCTAGGCGTTCCAGAAACAGTTTTTGGAAGAGGTTCCTCCTCTAATAGGGCCACCGCAGATAATCTTACATCCGAAATGCATGATAGAGTCAAGGCTTTTCAAAGAGTGATTGCATCAGCAATTGATAGCCATATAATCAACGAGCTACTCCTTGAGGGCGGATACGATCCAATAATGAACGAGGAAGACAATGTTGACTTTAAGTTCATTGAAATTGCCATTGACGAACAAATCAAACTAGAAAACCAAGCAATGTATCTATATGAGCACAATGGAATTACATTTAAAGAATTTAGAAATAGAATTGGATATGAGCCAGAAGTCGAAGACGAGAAAGATATGTACTTACACCGAGTTCAGCTAGTTCAAGCCTCGTCTAAGGAAACCTCATCTGATGATCCAGGCTCTAAGGATACAAACAATAAGATGAAGCCAGAAAATCAATATGGCAAAAAAACAAGCCCAAAGAGGACTTCATCTAGTTACAACTCAGAAGAATCCTACTCAGAAAAAACTGGGTACGTTTCTTATATAAAGAGTCTTAGCAATATTCTTGAAGCCTCATATGAAAAGCTTCGAGAAGACACATTGAGCATAATAAAGCTTCTAAATACAAACAAGGGACTAGAGGCACAAATCCCTATGGTATTTAGTCTTACAAGGGATGCCATGATTAAGTCCTCAGTTTCCTACCTGGAATTGGTTATAAGAGAGGGGATTGCTAGAGCTAAGATCGACGCTGGTGTTTCTAGAGATCCAGAAATTGATCATGGTTCAATTTCTCTCTTGATAAAAGATATGGCCAAGGATATAGATAGGCTAATGTCAGACCTTTCCAGTTATGTCTCTGAAGACTTAAGTTCAAAAGATCCAACTGAAAAAGTCTCAAGTAGGTTTGATGTAATGAAGCATAGAATATACTCGATTACAAGAACAAGACTCATGTTAGCCCATAATTATAGTTATGCACTGGCAGCAAAATCCCTTGGGGCAATCGAGGTTTTTGCCTCCCCGCCCAAGAATGCGTGTAAGGTATGCAAAGAAATGTCAAGAAATAGCATCTCCTTGAAAGGTGATTTTTATAAAAAAATTCCACCCTGGCACACAAATTGCTGGTGCGAAGTAAAAATTAAAAAGAATGGAGGAGATGCAAAATGAAGCTCTTAAGGTTAGAGGAATCTGTATCTGCTGAGTTTTTAACTGATGGTATAGATTTTAAGGAAGCCATAGAAGAAGCTAGAAACGGAAATCCTAAAAAGTTTGTCGTCAAGATACAAGCTATCCATGCAAAAACGACAAAGAATAAAATTGAATATACATCAGAGAGACTCAGGGGAAATCCAGAGTTCACTGTCGACGGTGTGATTCGTCCTACTGGTCAATACTCATGGACGAGGCCATATCCCAAACCTATACTTACTCATCACGACCCACACTCTGACCCACTAGGTAGAATTGTTGACGCTAAGTTTGTAGAAAAAACACTTCCCTCGGGCCTTCCTGGAATCGAAGTTTCTGCAGAGATTGGAAATCCCGAAGCAATAGAAAAAATTAGAGACGGAAGGTTTTTAACCGTATCTATAGGAGCGGAAACAGATTCTCTATTCTGCAATATTTGTGGGTCTAACAAACTATCTGACGACTCCGACTGTAGGCACTGGAAGGGACAGGTATACGATGGTGTTGAATGTCGCTATGTTGTTGGAAACATTTGGTTTTCAGAGCTAAGCTTTGTAAACAAACCAGCAGACGACGACGCAAGAGTGGTCTCCTTTGGGGGAACATCTAGCAAGGCGAAAGAGTTTGAAGATGAGATATATATTATTGATGAGAATTCTAAGTCTATTATTTTATTAACAGAACATGAAAACTCTGAAGGAGAGGAGTCGGACACCTTGGAAAACAAAGACAAGGACTTGGATACTACAAACCTAGAAAACTTAGATAAAGACAATGAAACTCAAGAAAATGTCAGTGAAAATCCTGAGCCTCAATCTTCAGAAAATGAAGAAACTGAGAACAAGGATAATGACAGCTCTGAGGAAAACGAAGAGAGCGTCGATAAAAAAGACGAAGCTCTTGAATCTATACTTTCTGCCCTTAAGGCTGCTGGTCTTATCAACGAAGAAAGTAATGAAGCATCTGAGCAAGAAGAGGAGAATCCTCTACAAGAAGAAGTTAATAGGCTCAGACAAGAAAACAAAGAACTGATTGACAAGAACACTGAACTTCAAAAGAAAATTAGAGAATCTTTAATCGAAAAAATTGTTGGACTTAAGATCAAGATGGGCAGAATAGATGAGTCCAAAATTGAAGAAGAAAAGGACATTCTAATGTCTAGGAGCGAGGATTCTCTAAATGATTCCTTAGCAGACCTAATGAGAGAAAATGCCGAAAACAAAGAGACTACTAGGGAAAAACAACTAGTGAATAATCCTGGCCTAGCTAATAACTCTGAAAACAACGTAATAGAGTCAGAAGATAATAGCGCTAGTGAAACCCGAAAGAGAACTCTTTCAGCAGAAGACATTTTCAGCAATTTATTTAAAGGAAAGAAAGAATTATAAAGGAGGAAAAAATAAATGCCACAATTTGAAGGTAGCCGCATTATTCCAAATTCTAGATCTCATGCTACTCTAGTCAAGTCCCCTGGAGATTCTCCAGCAGAACGCTGGATTATCGACCCTGCACTAAAGGGACTGTTTGAATATCACTATGCAGGGTGGCCACGTTCCCATGTTGTTATTCCTAAGGGAACAATCGTATCGGTGGGAGCTCCCGTTAAAGACTTCAGGACTCTGCACTATAAGCCAGTACTAACCTTTGCTGGTCATGGAAAGTTCTCTGCGGGTGTTGCTCCATACAACTTCATGAAAAGATTCGACGAGCAAGGAAATACAATACATGATGTCTTCGAGGCTGATGACTTCGTTCCAGGCTTGATGACTCGGGAATATATTGAAGTTCCTTATATCCCCAATCCTGCAGACGTTTACGAAAATATCGGTGTTAACGGAGACTACTCCGTTGTAGTAAATGACAATGATGGAAAACCCGACTTTAGGACAGATGTTAATCCAAATGTAGCAAAGTCCGCTCTTAAGTTCTACTGGGGCTGCGCAACTAATAGAGTAGCTGACTATGGATACTCTACTATGCTCAAAGAGGG